TCTTGCGGCGGGATGCCGAGCAGCTTGGTCATCTTGCCGAGCGCATCGACGGTCGCCGAGAACGCGCGGGCGGACGTGTCCCGCCAACGCACCTCGGCGTCCTCGGGCACGTCCACGCCCTTGATGCCCGACGCCAGCGTGAGCGTCTGCTCCCACGACTCGCCGTGGAGAGCCTTGCGCTCGTCCACCTTGCGGTCACGGCCAGCCTCCGCAGCGGCGAGCGCCTCGGCGGACAGGTTGACCAGCTCGCCCACCAGCTCGTGCACGGGGGTCTGGGAGAGCGTGGCGGCGTGCTTGAGCGACGCCTCCCGCGACTTGATGTAGCCGTCGAGGGTGGTCTGCTCGAACTCGCCGAGCTTCATCTCCTCGGGGTGCTCATCGAAGGTCCAGAGCTGCGATGCGCCAGCGGCCTGCTGGGCCTGGCGCGCAGCGTTGCGGGCAGCAGTGGCGACATCGGAGGCGTCGGCCTCGTCGTCGTCCATGTCCTCGATCATCTTTTCGAGCAGCTTTTTCTCGTCCTCTGCGACCCAGCCGATGGCCCAGCGCTGGCGGAACGCCGAGTAGTGCTGGGCGACCAGGAGCCCGAAGGTGGTCATGTCGATCTGCTCCTGGATCGGCGCGAGCGGCGCCACCTGGCCGCGCATCGGGAGGACGGGGTCCCCTTGGCGGCCCTGGTTCTCGGGCTCCACGTCGTCGTCGGCGTCGAGATCGTCCTCGTCGAGGAACCGCACCACCGGGCAGACACCGAGGTCGTGCTCACGGGTCTCCAGGTGCTCGAACTTGCCGTCTGACTTGCGCTCGACGTAGTAGGCGGCCTCCTCGTCGAGGATGCGCCACAGCTTCCCGTCGAGGCGCTCCAGCGCCGCCATCGGCCAGTCGGGGTCCTCGCCGTAAAGGGTCGTGAGGTGCCGCGGCGAGCGGCCACGGATGACCGGCTCGGTGTCGCCGGGCAGCACGGTGGCGTAGGAGGTGCCGTAGGCGTAGGCGGCCCGGTGGATTCCGATCTGGCGCGCGTCGAGCTTGTTGGCCTGCCAGGCAGTCCAGACCTCGGCGTTGGACTCGTCGTTCTTGCCGCGGAAGCCGTCCACGAAGGTGGACTGGGCGAGCGTGCCGACGACGATCTCGCACACGTTCACGCGCGACATCGCGGCCATCCGGCGCACCTCGCTGGGCGCGTTGACCGGGATGACGGCGGGGAGACCCTGACGGCCCTTCCAGATCAGGCGCACCCGGTCGAGCGCCTCGCTCTCCGCGTCGCGCGCCTCCATGAGGGTGCCGGCCTGCTTGACCACGGCTGTTGGGTTGAGCGGCACGGGCCACCTCCGAAGTTGGCGCTACACGAACACGGCTTTGCCTGTGCGCTTGCGGCGCCGGCGGGGGTTGCCGAGCACCGCCCGGCGGGCCGTGCGGGCGAGCATGGTGGAGGGCACGGAGTCGATCTTGCGTGCGCTCTCCCGGTGCTCCTTACCTACCGACACGCCCCACTGGTTGGGGCGTCGGCGGGCGTTGGCGAAGTGCTGCCGCACGCTCGGGTTGCCGTCGTGCTTGAAGACGCCCTCCACGATCTCGTCGTGCAACCGCTCGATCTCGATGGTGGTGTCCTTGTGGCGGGCCCGCATGTCCCAGGCGACCTTGTGCTTCGCGGTCGCCTTGACCTGCAGGTTCCCCATCTCCTCGGCCCACTTGTCCACGTAGGACTCCCACGGGTGCAGGTCCGAGAAGAACCCGGTCACGAAGTAGAGCCCGTCGGCGCGCTGGACCGCCTCGTCGATCAGGTCACGGGGCGCCTCGCCGCCGTGCTCAGCCGGGTCCCACACACCGAGGGTGAACACGTAGCCGTCGCTGACCCTGCAGCCCATGAGCGCGCTGTGGTCGTCGCTCTTCGAGCCGTCGAAGCCCAGCGCGATCTCTTCGCCGTCCTTGACCTCCAGCCACTCGGCCATCTGGTCCCACTCGTGCGGGGAGATCCACGCGTCCTCCGCGGCGATGATGTGGTTGAGGTAGAACCGCCGCGACGTGGCCGGGCTCGTGCGCGGGTCGTAGATGGTCTCCACGTGCGCGTCGATGTCGAGCCACTCCGAGTCGCCGCGCGCCTTGACTAGCCCGTCGCGCAGCTGCTCCTCGTCGGCCAGGTCAAGGTCGGGCGGCGCCTCCAGCGAGTCGTACATGAACCCTTTGGCGCGCGACTTGCCCTGGATGATCGCCTGGTGGGCTTCGTAGTCGTGCTCGGCGTCGGAGTCCTCGCCGGGCTCGTGCGCATTCGAGATGGCCAGCACTCGCGCCGCGCCGTCACGCGACTTGGTCGAGTTTCGCGCGATGACCTTCGACATCTCGTGGCCCTCGTTGTTGCGCAGCCAGTGCTGGGTCTCGTTCTTGAGCGTGAACGTGGAGCGACCACCCTCCAGGGCGCGCGGCGAGCTCGTGACCGCTTCGAGGCGCCGCCGGCCGCGGTCGGCGTAGATGATCTCCTTGCCGATGTCGATGGAGTGCTCGGACTGCAGCTCGTCGGACAGCAGCGCCGGGAACAGCGTCATCGTGTTACGCGTCTGGACCTTCGACACCGCGGCGATTTGCACCCACGGTGCCGGATGGATGACCCCGACCGGCTCGCCCTCGGCGTCGAAGCCACCGAAGCGGCACGGGCCAACGAACTCGACGGCACAGAGCGTGGCGGCCAGCGGGTCCTTGCCCCACCCCTTCACCCGCCGCAGCATCCCGGAGCGGTTCACCCACCGGCCGTGCTCATCGACGGCGAACCACCAGAGAATCCAGCGGAGCTGCTCTTCGGTGTAGCGCCAGGACTCACCGGCGTCGGGCCCGTCAGGTTGGCGTAGGTACTCGCGCGCCCAGTCGTGGATCTCCCACCCGAGGGTCAGCTCGGGGACGACGAAGTCGCCGTCTTCGCCGCGTTCCCAGGTTGGGCCGGTGTGGACCGCCGGGCGCTCAGCCGGCGGCGCGCTTACGGTACTCATCGAGCGACCTCACTCTCGCCGGCTTCGGCGGCGGCTTTGCCGCCTCGCGCTCCAGCTCAAGCCCCGCACGGCGGCGGTCGCCCTCGGTCACCATCAGCGCAGTCATCGCCTTGAGGTAGGCGGCCAGGCTGGCGCCCTTCATAGGGATGGACGACTTGACCACCTTGCCCGAGTCTGTGATCCCGACGACCTGGGGCTTGAGGTCTCGGCTGATGCTCTCCGCGATCAGGTAGGCCACGGCCCAGTCGGACGGTTCGTAGAACTCGTGCTGGCCCGAGGTGGCCAGCGACACGTACCACTTTTTCGCGACGGGATGCCACTGCGAGTTGGGCTTCTCCTGCCCCTCGGCGAGCTCGGACGTGGCGTCGGTCTTGGCTTTCTCGGCCTTGACTCCGCTCTTGCCCTTCGTCGTGTTCTTCTTGTTGCGCCGGCGCCGCTCGGCGTCGCGCTTCGGTGCGGGGCCACGTGCGCCCATGGCGAACCTCCTGGGTTCAGTTTCAGCCCTCCTGGGGCCGTATTGGGGGGGTTCCTGGACTTGAAAACCCGTACAGATCCTCTGGTGCTAACTCGCCGGTCTGGGCTGCTGAGGGCGTTGGGGGTCCCCCCACCCCCTGCCCGGCGCTACCCCGGGCGGGGAGTGAGGTTGACGCGGTGACAAGCCCCGGCCGCCGGCCAGCTCTGCGCGGCCGGCTCGCGCGTGTAAAAGAGGGTGAAAAACTTTGCGATCTACCCTTGACGTTTTCCTAAGGTCATGGTTAGATGGTTCCAACAGCGCACCGGATGCCACCGGAGCGCACCACCTAACCGGGAGATAGCCATGTATGCCGACGTGACAGTCATCGTTGACGGAGCAGTCGAGGAGGAGGAGCGCTTCACCGATGAGGCGATGATGCGCGACTACATCGCCGGCATCGAGGAGGAGCAGGTCGGCCACGGCTACCCGGTCGAGGTCTACGTGATCGAGCACGACCATGCGCCCGCCGAGTGCGAGTGCCACCAGTATGTGCAGGACGGCCGGCCGCGCTTCACGTTCCCCGATCCACGCAACTTCGACATGCACGGCGACTACTCGCCTCCATGTCCCGAGTGTGGCGCACGTGCCAGCCAACTACAGCACGAGGTTACGTGCCCGATCCGTCACGCAGCTCAGGACGAGTACGACCGCCGCAACCGCAACCGCTAGCCGATGCCACGGCTAACCACCACCACTAACCAGGAGATAGCCACCATGTCTGCATTCATCGTGAGTAAGAGCCATATCGACGCACTCGTGTCAGCTGGTCTCGGCCATCGGTACGGCCAACTGTCTTGGGCCAATGACCAGGGGGTGTATGACGGGTCGCTCAAGCTGGACCACTCCACCGCTGACCGCGTGGGCCAGATGCTCTGGTCCGAGAACGTCGCCAGCGTGGAGCACCGCTACCCCGATGGAGACCTGCCCGGCACGTACGCGCAGGACACAATCCCCGGCAGCACCGAGACCATCAG